ACAGGACGATGCAGCGTTAGAGCACATCACAGGTCAAACGTCTGAAGCACCACAAGACCAGTCTACTAATGAAACTAGTTCACTAGGTACACCAGTTGAACCAACTGCAGAAGAACTGGCAGCCAAAAAGGAATATGAAGAATTCCTTCAATGGCGAAAAACCAAAGGTGAAGCAGCACAACCACCTACACAGCATGCACCTGCATCCAATGCATCTACTGAGCCAACAGCAAAGCGTACGCGCCAATTTGTAGGCCCTAACGGTTGGATCACCGAGGAGTACTAACCATGTGTGGTGGATTTATAGGCAAGGCCATTAGCACTGTGACGGATGCCATTGGTCTGACTGATACCAAGGCAGCATCCAAAGGCTATGACGCTCAGGCAGCGGAAGCCAAAGCCCGAGCAGAGGCACAGACGGCAGAAAACGAACAGGTGGCACAGCGTAAAAAGCGTAAGGCATCTGAAGTGCTTTCTTCTGCATCTGATGATGAAAAGAAATCAACACTAGGCGGATAAGGCATGAGTGATCGAGCAAGTCAAATTTGCAAACGGTTAGGTGAGCTTCGGGCAGAACGTGCCAAATATGAAGCGCATTGGACTGAATGCTACAAGTACGGAGCACCTGAGCGCCAACAGTGTTTTAGCGGTAGTTCAGGTACCGAAGGCACCAGAGAGAAACAGCGTGCTGATTTGCTGGATTCTACTGCTGCCGAATCAATCCTGATCTTTGTATCTAACCTGATTGCAGGTACCACACCTGCAAACGCGATCTGGTTTAAAGCTGTGCCTGATGGTATGGACGATCAAGCCGAACTTACACCAGGTGAACACTGGCTTGAACAGGTCGCACAGTTCTTATTCCGTAATATCCACGGCGCAAACTTTGACAGTGAAATCTACGACATGATCATTGATTTCGCCGTTGCTGGTTGGGGTGTGATCTATCAAGACATTGACCGTGAAAAAGGCGGTGGCTTCACTTATCAGTGCTGGCCAATTGGTGAATGCTTTATTGCGTCTACGCGTCCAGATGGTCAAGTGGACACGATTTATCGTGAATACACTAAAACCGCTGCACAGCTGGTCAGTGAATTTGGTGAGCACAAAGTAAGTGATGCGGTGCGAAACACTTATCAGAGCCGACCAGATGACCGTTTCAAGATTGTGCATGTGATTGAACCACGCAAGGTCAAAGCATCAATGACCAACCGTGTATTGCTGCCAAAGAATATGCCGTTCGCCTCATATCATGTGGAAGTGGATGGAAAAAATATCCTGAAGGAATCTGGTTATAACGAGTTCCCATGTGCAGTACCACGTTTTAGAAAGATCTCGGGCAGTGTGTACGGAATCGGCATCATGTCCACGGCGTTACCAGAGGCTAAATCAGCCAATGCTTTGATGCGTGACACCTTGCGCAGTGCTGAGATTGATGTGTTGGGTTTCTGGATTGCTGAGGATGACGGCATTTTAAACCCGCGTACTGTGCGTATCGGTGGCGGCAAGATTGTTACTGCAGGAAAGGTGGATTCAATGAAGCGCCTGGACAGCGGCAAAGGCTTTCAGGTCGCAGATCCGTTACTGGATCGCATTCAGTCCAGCATCCGCAGAAAGTTGATGGCGGACAGCTTGCAGCAACACTACAACACACCTCCGACAGCAGCAGAGATTTATGCACGTGTCGACATGATCCGGCAGCAACTGGGGCCGTTGTATGGCCGTGCACAGGCTGAATTACTTGTTCCTATTCTTGATCGTGCTTTTGGTCTGGCATACCGGGCAGAAGCATTAGGCGAAGCACCAGAGGATCTGCAAGGCCGTAATCTTTCATTCAAGTTTATTTCACCACTGGCACGTGCTCAAAAGCTTGAGGAAGTAGCCAGTATTGAACGCCTTATGGCTGCAATGGGTGGGTTGGCTAGCTTAGACCCTGAAAAATTCCAAGAGGCTATGGACAATATCAACACAGATGCCTTGCCGCAAGTATTGGCAGCTGGTCTAGGTGCACCAACTTCAATCATGCGTACCACGGATGAAGTTCAGGCATATCGTGAACAGAAAGCACAGGCACAACAACAGGCAGCTGCACAGGAACAAGAAGCAGCTATGGCACAACAGATGACAGGTGCAGTCGCACAGGGCATGGGCAAAGGCTTGGAAGCGCAAATGGTCAGTGAGGTGATGCAATGATTTTAGGTTTTGCAGTAATGGCCATTCTTGCACTGATTGCCTGCGCCTTGCTTTATGCGGCTGAAAACAAGGCAAAAGCATTAAGCAACGAGCTGTTTAAGGAAAGATCTATATCCAGCACCTTACGCAATGAAAAGCACCATGAATGGGAACGTGCAGAAGTACTGCAAGAGCAAGTTTTCGCGCTGACGCAGGATATTGCCGATCTTAAGGCCCAGCCTGATCAGGAATTTAAAGAACTGCTCCAGGAGCAAGAGGACGAATTAGGTTTTGGCCACCACGTCAAATGGCGTTCACATCGAAAACCAACGGCGCTGACCTATCAGATGCATTTCGATATGGACGTTAATGGCCAACGAATTTTAGAAGAACTCACTGTGCGATTTAAACGCAATGCTTTCACTGACAACGAACGTGAGACATGCCGCCGTTTGGGCCGTGCCGAAGTCGTGGACTTCATTATCAACCGAATTAATACAGCAAATGACCCTCGCTATGACGAGAGCTTAGAACTAGCACACATGGAGCAAGACAATGGATGAACAACAAACAACTGACACACCAGACGTTCAAACAACTGAACAAACTCAGACTACAACACCACCTGCAGGAACAGAAACGCAAACGGTGCCAGGTACTGAGACAACACAGCAGAACCCTGGTGAGCAAGAAACGCAAACAACTGAAACAGATCCAGCAAAAGCGGTACCAGAATCTGCCGATGCCTATAGCGTTTCAATTGATGGCTTCGATTTTGATGCATTTAAAGCGGATAACGCTGAAGTACTGCAATCATTCCATGATGAAGGCATGACCAATAAGCAGGTTGAAGCAGTCGTTAAAGCCTATGAACAGCATCAATCCGTTCAAATGGAAGCCTTACAGGAAGAATGGGGTAATGACTTTGGTGCAAATGTGAACTTGGCTAAACAGGCTATTGAAGCACTAGGTTTTCAGGCTTCAGATCTGGACTCACCGATTGGTGCGTTGAAGCTGGCAGCCGCTATTGGCAAGCATATTCAGGAAGATTCACCGCCATTTAACACACAGCAAAACGGTGGAGAATCCATTCAACAATTAATACAGTCGGAAGCCTACTTGAACGACAAGCATCCAGACCATAAACGCGTCTATGCGCAGGTTGAACAGGCTTATGCGAAGCAATATCAATAAGGGGGATTTAGCCAATGGCTAACCAAAACAAAATCACAGCGGCGTTTGTTCAACAGTTCCATGACACATACGACGTTGCGGCACAGCAAAACGAATCACGACTGCTTAAAACTGTTGTGAACCGTGGAAAAATTGAAGGTGAGTCATTCACCGTCAATGACATGGGTTCAGTGGAAATGCAGGCTTCTGGTGCTCGCTATGGTGACACTCAGTGGACGCATCCAGATGTGGGTGTGCGTACCGCGTTAATGTCTGATTGGGATCTATTCATTCCAATTGAACCGCGTGACTTGCCTAAGCTAAAGGCAATGCCGCAAGACAAATACATGAAGTTATTGATCAGCGCACGTGAGCGCAAGATTGACGACATCATTTATTCAGCGCTTGTGGGTCCAGTGACTCGCAAAGTGGTAGACGATGCCGGTACAGCAACTGTTTCAACAGTGAATCTACCAGCTGAACAAATCATTGCACCGGCTTTAGGTACGCTGAAGCAGCAAATCACCAAAGCGAAATCATTATTCCGTGCGAACGAATGTGATGAGCAGAACGGCGAAGAAATCTTTATCACTTACACCTCTGATGTGCTTAACGCATTCCTGAATGACACCGTGCTGACCAACTCGGATCACGTCAACGTTCAGATGTTGCAGAACGGTGCTGTGGGTCATAAGTGGTTGGGTGTGACTTGGGTTGCTTATGAAAAAGTAGGTCAAGGCGCTACAGCTGGAACCAAGCGTTTGGCAATGTACTGTAAGTCTGCCGTTCATTTCGGTGATGCAGATATTACCAGCTTCGATATCTCGACTCGTCCGGATAAGAAGAACGTAAAACAGGTTGGTGGCGTTCATTCATTTGGTGCTGCACGTGCCAATGAGAAGAAAGTCGTAGCGATTGACTACACACCGGCTTAATTAAAGGGGCTTTGGCTCGGCATCTTGGGCATGGGGTGTCGGGTCTTTTTTATACCCAACAAACCCACTTTTAAAAGCCTTCAAGATCATAAAAACTTGAGGGCTTTTTTTATGTCTATTACAACCAGAACATCTATCGTCAATCATGCTTTAAGCCTGATCGGGGATCAGAATATTGCATCATTTGACGAGAATACGGCACGTGCTGAACGCTGCCGCAGTATCTATGACCAGGTGCGGAAATCAATTCTCCGTGATCATCCGTGGTCATGTGCAAAAAAACGTACCATTCTTGCACCAGTGACAACATATCCTGCCTTTGGTTATACCCATTCTTTCCCATTGCCGCGTGACTTCATCCGGATCATCAGCGCCAATACAGAAAAATATGAGGTCGAGAATCGCTACATTCTGGCCAATACCAACCGTATCAATCTTGAATATGTTTTTGACAACGATAACGAAGATTCTTGGGATTCAATGCTGGTTGAAGCCATGTCACTCAAGATGGCCGCCAAGCTATGCAAACCGAATACCGGTAGTGATGCAGCAGGGCAATCGGCAGAAGCTCAGTATCGTGATCTGATCAAGCGTGCACGTACGATCAATGCACAAGAACGACCTTCTGAAGACATCGTCTATGAAGAATCACGCTATATCGGGAGTCGCTACTAATGAAGCAATGGCTACTCAAAAATAACCTGTCCAGTGGTGAGCTGTCACCGTTACTGCATACCCGAACTGATGTGCAGCAATATGCCAACGGCGCTAAAAAACTATTGAATGCGATTCCATTGGTCGAGGGCGGTGCGAAGAAACGTCCAGGTACTAAGTTTCGTGGCATCTTCGCTGGTGCATTGCGCCTAATTCCTTTTGTACCGAACTCGGATAATCCATTTCTATTGATCTTGGGCATTAATACACTGCAGGTGTATGACCCTTTAACGCAATCCGTGGTTTATACAGGAAGTACGCCATATAACACATCGGCCAAAGTTGCACAGATCCAGGTGGCACACTCACGCTATCGCATGTTCTTTGTCCAGGGTGATCATCCGGTACATCGTCTGGTATGTAGCAAGGACTTTGATAACTGGAATTTTGATCAATTCACTTTTGTCACCGCACCGGTGGATGAAATTAACACTACACCTAACGTGGCATTAACGCCGACTGGTGTGGAAGTGGGTAAAACCATTTCACTGAATGCAGCTGCTTTTCCGAACTGGAGTTCAACGGAAAACTACATCATTGGTGAGCGTGTTATTTATCTTGGCCAGACATGGCGTGCAATAGCAGATAGCACTGGTAAGGTGCCAGCAGTCGATAGTACCGATTGGGAGTCTGTGACTGCAGGTGATGCGTCTGTATTTATTCCTGCACATGTGGGGGCAATCATTTCGATTAATGGTGGCCAAGTCAAAATTACTTCTTATGTTTCTCCAACTGGTGTGCTGGGCGAGGTGATTGTTAAGCTTAATGCAGACGTTCAAGCTATTGCCAAATCATGGACCTTAAATACTGCGGCATTTACTGCAGAAACTGGCTATCCATCCACAGTGACATTCTTTAAACAGCGTCTGGTCTTTGCCAATACCAAAAACAACCCGAACCAGTTATGGGTTAGTGCAATCGGGAATGATGGGGATTTCCTAGAAGCAACGGACGATGCCAGCGCGTTTTCTATGGCTTCATCTTCTGCGCAGGCAGACAATATTTTGCACCTGGCACAACGTGGTGGTGTAGTCGCACTCACTGGCGGTTCTGAGTTCCTGATTAGTTCAGCCGGTGCATTTACACCAGCATCTGCCCAGATTGAACAGCACACAACCTACGGCGCACAATCCAATATACGTCCGTGTCTGGTGGGTAATGAACTGCTATTTGTTCAGCGTGGTGGTAACCGCTTGCGTGCCTTATCGTATCGCTATGAAGTAGACGGTCTGGTCAGTCCGGAACTATCAGCCATTGCACCACACATTGCAGAGGATCATGGCGGTATAAAGGAACTAACCTATCAGCAAACGCCGTATAGCCTGGTCTGGATGGTGCTGAATGATGGCAAAGTGGCCAGCATTACTTTAAACCGCGATCAGGAGATGAATGCCTGGGCACAGCATGACTTTGGTGGATCTGTACGCTCAATCTGTGCATTACCTCAAGCTGCCGGCAATGACCTGTGTTTCATGCTGATTCAGCGTAAAGCATCCGTGGTGCTTGAGCAGCTGGACGAAACATCATTCATGGATTGTGAGATTGTGCATAACGGCCCATTGGAAAACCGGAATCTACATAACAGCACACAGTACCGTTTCAATAATTCAGATGGCTATTTCTATGATGACAATCAGCCAACATCAGGCACATGGTTTGCTGGTCAGCCGTTCAATATGGAAGTGGAGTTCTTGCCACCAGATCACAGCCAAGTTCCCAATACTGCAATGTTCCATAAGATCCAGGCGCATGAAACGGTCTTATATGTGCGTAATTCGATTGGTGGCCAGTGCAACCAATACGATCTGGAACATAAGTCATTTAATCAGTCTGCATTCCAGAACCTGACCTATACAGGGCCGGTCAGCGTCAGCATGAATGGCTGGGCTACCTTGCACGAAATGGAATTAAAAATAACACACAACAAACCGCTACCTTTCCACGTCCAGAGTGTAGCTATGTTGGTATCAATGAATGAGAGATAAAGATGCTTGTACGTGCAGCAACACTAAAAGATTTAGACACGCTTGTTGACTGGGGCAAGCGTCTGACCGGTGAATCACCACGGTTTAAAAAGCAGGGCTTTGATGAAAAGCGGGCTAGAAATGTATTTGCTTATCTGATTGATAAACACGGATCAATCCTGATGGTGACAGATGAATACTCGAATCCGGTCGGCACATTAATTGGCGCGTTAGATACTGACTGGCGCACAGGCCAGAAACTTGCTTATGAGCAGGGGCTTTATGTTTTGCCTGAGTATCGTAAATCAGGTGCAGCCAGTGACTTGATTGAAACATTTAAGGTATGGGCAGAGATGAATGAAGCGGATCGTATCCAAGTCGGCACCATCACCGGCATTTATGCTGAACGTACTGTGAAGCTGTATGAATCATTAGGCTTTGAACTGGTCGGCTATGTTCTGGAAATGGAGGTTTAATCATGTGCAACCCAGGTGGACTCATGCAGGGCGTTCAAAACATGGCTAATGCTCAAATGGCAGATGCTGTGTCGAAAGGTAATGCCAAAACTATCAATTCAGTCGCACGTGCAGAAGCCGAAAAGATGAAGCGGCAAGGCAAAAGCAATGCTTCAACAGCACGTGCACAGGCTGCGGAAAATGGTGTGAATGTTGATCTAGGTGCAGCAGCAATGCTTCAGGATGAGCATATTTCTGATGCAGCTTATAACGCATCAATCAATATCGCAGATGCTGGATATCAAGCCAAGCAGGTTCGTATGCAAGGCAAGATGCAGCGTAATAATTATGCAATGCAGGCAGCTTCTGACTTCATCGGTGCGGCAACACCAAAAGGAGGGTGGAAGTAATGGTGTTAATTCCAAAATCTCAAGGTCGCAATACATCCCGGCCTGTTATGCAGCAACACACTCCAATGACTGGTCTTTCGAAAATTGGAGAAACCATTGGTGGCGTTATTGATGAACGCAGACGAAAATCCGATGAAGCCGATGTATCTGCCAAACGTGCAGAGCTTTATCACAATGATCTAGCAGAGAAAGAAGCCAAAGTTAAGCTAGATGATGTGCTGACTACAGAGCTATCAGAGCAGGTAACGTTGCTTAAAAACGATGTAGCCAACGGCGCAATGAATGCTGATACGGCCAATAAAACATTACAGCAATGGTCTGAAAAGCGTTTCAAAGATATGGAAGGTGAGCTGCCCGGGCATGCACACCAGGCATTAAGTCAGCACTGGTCCAGTAATGTGACTCGTAATGCTACTGCCTTCCTGCCGTTACAGTTAAGTGCGGATAGCAAGAAAGACACTGTACTGGCTGACCGTGTGACTGAGATCGGCACACGTATGGATCGTAAGGCTGGCCGTGAATATCTTGAATCGAATCTGGCCACATTGAATCTGTCTGAAGCAGAAAAACAGGCACGCATATATGGCTATGAATCCACACGTGATGTGCTGGATATTGATGGCCGTATTACTGCAGCAGTTGAGGGTAAGAATACTGCGGATCTGCAAGCACTCATCACAGATATGGATAGTGGTAAATACGGTTATATCGATGGTCCACAAGTACAGCAGAAGAAAGCGCAGGCACTGAGCCGGATCGATGCAATCAATAAACAGGTTGAAGTCGAAGAAAACAAGCGTCTGCAATTAGCCGGCAAAGTTCTGAATGATTTTAAATCTCAGGTGCTGACTGGTCGTGCCTTGGATGATGATTATCTGGCAAGTGTAGGCGGTGCAGTGGTCGGTACTGAACATGAGGCCGAATATAACTTCTACAAATCACAGTCTAATAACTTTCAAAGCTTTTCCAAGTTGTCGACACCTGAGCAGCTGAAACGTATCAATCAACAGAAAGCAGCTATGGCCAACAACAAATCAGCAGATCCAGCGACTGAGGAAAAGATTTTAGGTGTGTACGAGTCTATTTATAAGTCAAAAATGGAGACCAATAAAAACAACCCAAATCAAGCCGTCCGCGAAGCAGGTTTAGAGACACATAGCCTGAATGCTGGTGAACTAAAAGCCAATCCAAAATCATTTGCTGCAAAGGCGATTGATAACGGCGTGAGTCAGTTGGCGCTTAAAGACCCAAACATTGTGGTGAAACCGATTGCTGCAGAAGACCTGCCAGAAGCCAAACAGGCGTTTGAAGCGAAGTCTGTGAATGACAAACTGGATTTTATTGGAGAGCTGATCAACCAGTCTAAAGGCGTACCCAATGGCAGCAAGATCTGGTCTGCAACCATGGGCCAGCTTGGCGGTGGTGATCTGACATACCTTATGGCTGGTGTAGCACGTGCCAATAACTATCGCTCGGAACAAGGCGAGGATGTGGCAGCAGCGATTATTTCTGGAACTCAGGCACTTAAGAATAAACAACTGATCATGCCAAAAGATGAGCTTCTAAAGACGAAATTTAATGAATATGTGGGTAACTCCGTATCTGGCGAAACTGCCAATATGACGTATTCAACATTCAAATCGATCTATGCGCATTTGATGGAACGTGGCAATGCACAAGGTGGAACAAACGAAACCATTGAAACCAGTATTGCGAATGCAGCTTTAAGTATGGCTACAGGTGGCGTATATGACCAAGGCTTAAAGTATGGTACCGGCAATAAAACATGGAAGGTATCGAAGCCATACGGCATGGATGATGACCGCTTTGAAAGTGAAGTCAGCAAAGGTTATGCCGCGATTTCTCAGGCCACTGGTATTAGCACAGCCGAGCTGCAAGATTTACGCCTACGCCGATCTGACAAGCGATCTAAAAAAGGCGAGATCCAATATGACTTGATCAATGAACGTGGTGCGCCGTTGCAAGTGGGTGGCGTGATGTGGCGGATCAATATGCAGGGAGCAACCAAGTAATGAGTAACTGGCTATCTGAATACTCTACTGATGACCAAAAGCAGGTCGATCAGCTGAATACACCAGGCGTGGCGTTTAAGCCGCTTGAGCAGAAAGCAGAATCTGGCGCATTGTTTAAGGTGGCTGCACCGTTTCGTGGTGCGGCAGCTGGCTTTGCCAAAGTCGGTGATGCGATTGCCGCGCCAGTTGATGCTGTTGTGGATCGTGTTTCGTATTCCTTTGAGGATGTGGGCAAGGAGGAATTTAGCGAGCCGTATTCTGCTTATAAGGAGCGCAAG